GTTCTACTGTAAGTTCAATATATGTACCAATAAATGCTGTTGGATTGAACGCATCTAATACAACCTTACCTGTAGTCTCATCAATGCTACCTACTTTGTTAGCAATGATTGCAGTAGAGTCAGAAGCCAGTACGATATTAATATAACGTACACCATCTTCCAATACATCAGAGAATATACATTGCTTACTCTTGTATGTAAACACTGTAGATTTTAAAACAGGGTCTGCAGAAGTAGACTTAAATATAGGAGAAGAGAATGTAACTGTATACTTTGCTTCTGTATTTAATGTAGGTACAAATCTCTTCTTCATGAATACTTTACAAGTAGAGTTTAATATAGCTACCGAAGCAGCGTCTATACTTTTAAGTAATTTAGAATGTCTGAACACACCATCAAATCTCTTTAGTTCGTCTGTATTATACTTCTTTATTTTTTCGCGCACTAAGTTCTCAAGCGAGTCTAATGACAAGTCTGATTGGTTAGGGTTATACTTAAAATACGTCTCAAGATAAACGTAAGTGTAAGTAGGATCAACCAACGTAGGTGTAATAGATACAACGTTCTTTGGCTTCAAGTACTTTGATATAATTGTAATCTTATCTGCAGCAGATACTGTTTCAGCATCCTTTGGCTTGATAGAGATATACACTTTACCGTAATCTGGTGGATCATTATCTTCACCACCCCACACTGATATAGCATCAATGTTGGCATATGAATTTACAATGATAGACTTATAGTCATCTGGTGTTACAGCTCTGTTCTGAGATACGAAACCAAGAGGAGCGTTGAAACGAATAGATTCGATATCTTCTTTCTCTGATCCACCAAGTGCCTTCTGATTCAATGTAATAGTCACATCTGAATTGCCTTGGATAGTATCATTCAAAGAGAATACATTAGCTCCGTTTGCAGCAGTAGTGTCGTTAGTAATGTAATTCAACTTAATGATATTACCATTAACCAACTTCTTACCTAGAATACCGTCACCGAATTCAATGTGGTAATAACCATCTCGTCCTTCAGATAGGAAGTATATTTCACTTAACGAGTTGATCTCTGAAACGTCTGTTGATCGTACGTAGTTTGAATACTCTGATGATGAAGCAGACGTCTGAATAGTAACCGTAAGAGATGATGTAACAGCAGTATCAAATGGAAGTCTAAACTTTTCACTTGTATCAACGTCATATACGTATGCAGTATCTCTGAATAGTCCCTGTAGAACCTTTACATTAGAGAATTTGTATACACCACCAACAGTAGGTTCAATAGACAATGTCTCATCAGTTACAAAGTAATAAGTCTTACCTTCAACAGATGTAGAAAATTGTGTGCCCTTATCCATAGTCATCGGAAGCAATGTACCATTACCACCATCAATACCTGTTGGACTATTAATAAGCACATCAATGTATGCAACAGCAGAGTATGCTGAACGAGGTGTGTATCCTAACAACTTAGCATGTGATACAACAGACTCTCTTAGCTGAGCAGAATCAATGAATGTTTCATTCAATGCCATATTAGCCGCTAGAGCGTTGTAGTGAGTTACATATGCTAACACATCGATAACTGTACCTAATGCAGAGCCCTCGAAGTTATAATCCTGAAACTTCTCTTGAGCAGACATATAGGTTTTAATGTCTTTTTTGATATCATCAAAATCTAAGTTACTTACTTTTAAATTATTATTACTCATCGTAGTCTCTCAACAATAAATTCTATTTCTGCTGCTTGGCCTTCTGGCGACTTTACTTGCAGTTGTATTTTTATGCTTAACGCATTTCTATATGATAAATCTTCTATAGTAACACCTAGTACTAACACACGAGGTTCATAGTTCTTTAGAGCACTTTTTATTTCTGACATCATAACGGCTTCTGTAATGCTATCGAAATGCTCAAATAAATAAGCCTTCACATTAGATCCAAACTGAGGAGCAAATGGCCGCTCACCTTTAGATGTCATAATGATATTAAAAACTGATTGACGAATAGCAGCCAAGTCTGTCTTGACGTTAACATCACCTGATCCTGGAACCATTCTGAATTTAAAGTCAAGATCAGAGTATACTGATGTACGTGATCTTAATGATGTGTTTGAAATAGTCATGTTCTATTTATACCTTTATGAAGGAGCGCCAGTTGAACCAGCACTTGATCCGCCTGTTATCGGATGAGTATGTGTAGATAAGGCAACACCCTTACCTGTAATTTCGTCTGTAGCATTAATGGTCTTAGTAACTGTAACAGCACCCTCGACAGCTAGATCACCTTTGATTGTAGTGAGAGGCGATTCAATAACAGCATTTCCAGTTACAACAATATTAAGAGTCCCTGTAATATGACACTCTTTCTTACCAGTAACCATTTCCCAATTATCTTTCTTGCTACGTGATACTATATCACCGTCAGCAAACATCTCAACTGATGTTCCAATCTTATGTACGATGCGTATGCGTTCAGCACCTTCTGTATCATCAAACTCTACTATATGTCCTGCTTCTGTTTCCATTACTTTATTGAATGGATATACGGCTGCATAAGCTGATGCAGGAGCAGCATCAGAAGCTACTGTAACTGTATCAGTGCCACGAGCTAGTTTATTAACATCAGCTTCATCTACATATCTTGGAAACTTGCCTAATGGGTCTGAGAATCCTACAGTAGTTGATCTCTTCTGAGATGGCTTACCTTGTAGAGAACCAATGATGATTGGATCTTGTTTAAAGTCGTCCATGAATACAACAGCAACCCATGATCCTTCTACAAGTGCAGAAGTAGATCCTACACCTGATACAGAAGCACCAGTAGTTGGCATTAATACAGTAGCCCATGGTAATGCAGATGTCTTAATGTCTGTAAGAGAAGGTGAGTGTACGCCAATAACTCGTACACGATATCGACCCATCATCTCTGGATCGTTTCTATCTTCAATTACACCAAATTCAATATTACTCATACAATACCTACATTGTTACGTACTAGATTGAGAGCCATAGTATATTCACCTAACTTTATATGATGTCTCAATGAGGAGACTAAGTATTTTCCAGAAGTCATTTCATCTTTAGGACTATCTTTGTCTGATAGTATTGGAGCAAATCTTGTGAAGTCTATTTCTACAATCTTACCAGCAGCAACACCTGCTACAGAATCCATGTGCATGTATATTTCAATAGTATCAATACGATTAAGCTTTGAACCGACTGTTGCCTTTGCATAACTATCGTTACCATATAGATTATTCAGACTATCAAATGATTTAGTATTAACATAATTTGTACTAACGTTAGCAGTAGTATATTTAGTGAGAAGCTTATCGTTAATTTTAAAATTACGATGCATGTAATCTGTACCAGCAACTACATCATGATCAAGGTAATTAAATGTATCACGCTTAATGCTCTTAGTTGCAATGTCGATAGTGTCAATTGAAGAAGCAAACGTACCATCATCTATCTGTTCAAATACATTATATGCAGAAGGCATTTCTATGTGATAAGCTTCACCAACATGCTTCAACATATCACGAGAAGATTCGCCATCGATCTCAACGTTGTTATTAATTATATTAGATATCTTATGTACTGTCTCTTGATTCTGCATAGCATACAAAGATGTTAATTGTACTGCATCATCAAATACTGTATCGAATATAAACAAAGGTGACTTGTTCGAATCATATGACTCTTGCTGTATCATATTAATAGCAGCAAATGGCTTTGTGAATGGCATGATCACATTCATTGAATTACCGCCAGATACTTTAACATCTAACTTTTCAAAGTTGTCGCTGTATATTATATCTATGATATCAATACCTAAACCAGACAATGACTTAGAGAATGTTGACACAGCATTAACAAGGCTAGATTCAGATGTGAACGTAATAACGTAAGCACCAGTAGCATCGTTGTATGATGCTAAGTCTTCTATACCAGATACTACAAAATTAAGATCGAAGTCTACTTCATTTCTGATAAACTGGATGTTAATCTTCTCTTGACCTACAATAGGAAGGTCTGAGAATACAGCAGAGTTATCAGCAATAACTAACTGTCCATGCATGCTAATAGAATATATCGATTCAAAAATAGATGTCTCAATAACTAATGGAGAGATGTCTACAGTAGTTCCATTAAGAGACGTTAATAATACCTTATAGCCACTGATTTGTTTTGGCGCGATGTCTTCAATATTAGCCATATTACTTAGATCTCATCTCTCTGTTGAACTCACGTACAACCTCTGGAATGAATTCTTTCTTAATTATACGAATCTTACTACGCTCTAGATTCTTCTCTGAGGCAGCTTCATAACGAGTTGATGGAGATGTGCCAGCTAGTCGTCTTGGCACTATAGCGCCTGTAGAATCGTCTGTGTAGTGTGTTGGACCGTATGCACTCTCAACTATAGCATCACATGCTACTGCGTCTTCAGACGTTACACCACGTACAGCTTCACCATCTATTTTGAATGTGCCAGACGTTACTTTAATAGTAATATGTCCATCCGTTACATTCTTAGTTTCGATTATGCCTTGAGCTCCAGATAACTGACCGATAACAACTTCACCGATAGTGAACTTACTAACAAGACTGTTATTGAAATCTACTATTCCTGTGAACGTAGGATACTTAGCCTTAACTAATTCTAAAATATCTGACGAGCTTCTTGGCCAATCTGCAAACATATTTCTAAGTGTAGGATTAACTAAGAAGAATATCCAATACAATGACTCGTCACCATACAGTTCATATGCTACGTTGTCAGGCCGATCACCATCTTTGATAGTGTAGTACGAGTAGAACGCAATGTTATCTTGCAGCTTAGTACCAACGCTTGTATACGTTGCTAGGTTAACCAAGTCACGTATTACGCCATCGCCATTAATTTCGTACGGAATCTTTTTGAATTTATTAAAATACATATTAGTAACCGTCTGCTACAAGTTGAGATGTAATAGGTTTAAGCTCTTGGAACGTAAGAGACAATTGAATTTCAACTGGTCTATTATTTTGTTTGAAGTATGACATAGAGTTCGGATTGTATACAACTGATGCAGATGCTAATGCAACTTCTGGAATCTTGATGATGTCAGCATTAACGTATTGAATTGTATATACATGAGGGAACTTATATGTCATTACAGAAGCTACATTAGGATACATGGTCTGTCTGAACGATTTAACTATAGCCATTGCTGTATCAGATTCAGTCTCTGACTCAGGAATGAATGTAAAGTTATATGCGAATTGACGCATGGAAGGAGATCGGAACAAAGCAAACTCACGTGGGTTCAATACTGATTGAGTACTTTTTTGTATCTCAGAATTGACCTTCGATGAAATAGCTGCACCAGCACCTGCTCCTAGTAATGAGTCAAATGCAATACCAGCAGCACCGGCTGCAAGAGCAGGTCCATATTCATGAGCTAAAGCTTTGATATCTTCTGTAGAATAATTGTCTGTATCAAAGCCACTTTCCATCAAAGCGCCAACAACGCCTGTAGAGAAGTTCTCATATCTCATTGAATCAGACACTGTAACTGACTGTGGCATATATAAAGCAATATGATTATCTGCGTTCATATTGATATCTTTATTCGCGGCATTATAATGTGCCTTATGTGAGGAAAATATCACATACGGATCCGAGGTATTCTTTACCTTTTCAGGATATCTCAATATGGTATTCATATTTTTCTCTGGCATCGGTATACATCCTGCTTATAAATATTCTTATTATATATC